TGAAGAGTATGATTATGAAGAAAAGAAACCTAGAAAAACATTTGAGGGATTTAAATTCTAATATGACTCAAGTTATTGATAGCAACAAATATATCGAATTCGTTCGTCAAACTACAAGTCCTGCAAGCAGTGATTTTGCAAAACTTCTTTCGCGTATGACAGAACTTGAAGTTGAAACTAATGCAGATGTCCCACGACTTCTAACTGCTGCTCTTGGAGTTTCTGCAGAAAGTGGGGAACTGGTAGAAATTATCAAAAAGGTGTTTCTGCAGGGGAAACCATATACAGAAGAAACTAAAATTCACATTCTTAAAGAATTTTCCGATGTGATGTGGTATCTTGCTCAACTTTGTATTGCTATGGATACAACTTTTGAGGAAATTATGAAAATTAACTATGAAAAACTAATCCAAAGGTATCCAGAAGGAACTTTTAGTATCTACCACTCAGAAAATAGAAAATCCGGTGATATTTAAAAAATGAATACTTGGAAATCAATTAAATCTCTTGAAGAAAGATATGAAATATGTTTAGAAACCAAAGAAGTTAGAATAACAAAAAATCATAAACTTCTTAAAGTAAATAAAAATGGATATTATAATTCTTCTTGGGGTTTAGGATTTTCTGGGAAAAAGTATAGGTGGGGCAAAAGTCCCAATTGTTTAATGGACGAAACCTTTTCTTTTTGGTGGATTAAAAATTTAAAAGATGGAGAAGAATGTAAGGAGATAAAAAATTTTCCAGGATACTATATCACTAATTTTGGAAGAATATATTCAATTCATAGTCACCGATGGATGGAAGGAAAATTTAAACCTCCTTACTATTATTTTGTTGAATTATATATTAATGGCATAAAGCACAAGCAACATATTCACACTTTGGTTGGTAGAAATTTTTTACCCGAGTATAAAAAAGGTCTTTTTATACTACATAAAGACGAAACACTTCCTTATCCAGAAATAAACTTTTATAATAACCTTTGGGTTGGAAATACAAAAGAAAATACATTAGATAGGTGTAACAAAGGTAGAAGTGGTGGATGGATGAAAGGGAAAAAGTATAATGGAATTTTACAAAGAGGAGTTTTTTAGTTATGAGCAAAGTAAGCATTGAACTGGATGTGCGTTCTGCTGCCGCAGTTCGCCAAGTTCTTTTTGAAGCACAAAAAGGATACACAACTGGAACTGCTGTTCCTCAACGTATTTTTGAACTTCGTGAAGTCATTACTGACCTTGATGACGCAATCAGTCAAGTTGTTGATAAATAACTTTAGATAGATATTTTAACCCACTTTATTCTTTGAGTGGGTTTTATAATATCTTTATTGGGGTGTTCGTATAACGGTTATTACTCTGGATTTGCATTCCAGCAATAAGGATTCGATTTCCTTACACTCCATTCTAAATACTTGAAAAAAGTATAAGTAAATGGCATTAGAATATTCTGAGGTAATGGCAGCGGGTGCTATGTTTTATAGTTCTGCTGAATTAAACAAAGCATCTGAATCAACAGAAGCACTTGGGGAGTGGATAACTGATGCTGCAAAAAAGGTTGCAACTAATGTTGAATTTGGAAGTTCTCGTAGTGAATTTCTTGCATTTATGGAACCAACTCCCGCTGCATTTAAAGAAGCAGTTGTCGGAATATCTGCTGCCCTTGCAATTAAAGGTTGGTTGAAGTCTGATCATGGACAAGGTGGAGATCCTACGGCTCAGAAAGTTTTTCTTACTGGAAATGTTTGGCCTAATGAAGTTGAAAAATTTAGAATCAAAGCTTACGGATTTGATGATTACAACTCTTCAGATTTTATCGTAAAGACTAAAGATAAAAACTACTTTGGCGTATCTCTCAAAAAGAAACCGAAGAAAAATTCTGCAGATCCTACATTAATAAACAAAGCTTTTGATACTGTCTTAAACGGAAGTGAATTTAATAAAATTAAAGAAGAAATTACGGAGTTGAGAACTGAATATTTTGCTGGGTTGGTTAGACAAGCACATGAAGATGGAATTCTTTTTATAAAGGATATTAACCGCCAAACTGATAAAGAACTATTTGAAGCAAAGAAAAGGGATAAAAAAATTTTTGATAGGGCATATGTTAATATAAAAGGAAGTTTGTCTGGTGGATATGGTAATGATAAGGCACCGGATGCCATGAGAAAATTTGTCAATGCTGATTTGGCAAAAACAAATAATATTCTTTTTAAAAGACTTACTCAATATATGAATGATAATGCAGATCTTTTTGCAAAAACTCTTATTAATCTTGTCCTTAAAGTAAAGTTGTATGACGAACTTTCTGCCAACAAGAAGTTGAAAGATTTTAGTTTTGGTTTTGCTCTTGTTACCGGTATTGGTGAAATATCAAAAGGAAAACCAAATGTCTCTAAAGGAAAGGCAATTGACCTTCATACAATTTTGTGTGGTTTGAGTGATCTTGAGGCAAATAAAAAACCATATAAGATTGATGTTGATTTTGAGAAAAAAGCGGAAGCAAATGCTGCAAAAATATTTTTTAAATTATCAAAAGCGGGTGTAAATATTTTGGATATGGAATTGAGATATAAAGGATCTTTTACATCTCAACCACAATTTTTTGCAACAATAACAAAAGACTTTCAAACTATTTTGACCGAAAAGTGTCTTGTTCCAAACCCTGATGGTTTCAGTTAATAAATATAAGTATATCAAGACACAATATGAAAAGTTTTCTTAATTTTCTAACCGAAGCAAAAGAATCGCAGGCAGCAGCGCAAGCGAAAAAACTTGGATATAAAGGAGATGGTCACGGCAATTGGTTAGACCGCTCCGGTAAAGTTGTTGCAAGAACAGAACAGGGAAAACTTAAGTTCATTGATAGTCGCCGACCAAAAGGTGCAGAACAACCCGCAGCAGGAAGGCAGCAGGCTGCCGCTCCAGTCGCTCCCCCAACTCAGGCACAGGCACCCGCCCCACTGCCCTCTCAGGGGCAGGCACAGGCACCTGAGGAGCAACCTGCAGAGGAACTCCCGCCCCTTACCGTCGTATTTGGTCGCTTCAACCCACCAACAGTAGGACACGAAAAACTTCTCAAGTCTGCGAAGAGAATTTCTGCTGGTGGAGACATTAAGATTTATCCTTCAAGGTCTCAGGATCCAAAGAAAAATCCTTTAGAACCAAGTACGAAAATTAAGTATATGAAGATGATGTTCCCAGAATTTGAAGAGAGCATTATCAATGACCCTGATATGAAAACTATCTTTAATGTTCTTGTTACTGCAGCAGAAGATGGATATACAAGCGTTAATATTGTAGTTGGTTCAGATCGCCAAGCGGAGTTTGAAAATCTTGCTCAGAAGTATAATGGAGACCTTTATACCTTTGATTTGATTAGAGTTGTATCTGCTGGCGTAAGAGATGCTGATGCTGAAGGTGTGGAGGGAATGTCAGCTTCTAAAATGAGAAAGGCAGTAGTTGATAATGATTTCAATTCTTTCCGTAAAGGAACGCCAAAGACACTTGATGATGCTGATACTCAAGCACTTTTTGATGCTGTTCGTCAAGGAATGAGTATTAAGAAAACGAAAGTCAAAAAAGAAAGTTTTGCTTTATGGGAAATTGCGCCAAAGTATGATATGAAAAATCTACGCGAAAATTATATAAGAGGTAAGATTTTTAGAATTGGTGATAAGGTTCAAAACTTAAATACAGGATTGATTGGTGAGGTAATGAGAAGAGGAACAAATCATATTATTTGTGTGACAGAAGAAGGATATATGTACAAGTCTTGGATTAAAGATTTGATGGAATATACTGAAGTCAAGATGGATAGAATGTTTAGAACACCTGGTAAACCTAACACTCTTGCAGGAACTACTGGATATCTTAAGTATGCTATGAAACAAACTCCAGGATCTACTTTTGGAAAAGAAAACCTTCAAAAAGGTGGCAATTCATTTTTAGACAAATTTATAAATAAGTATAGAAAAAGTAAAGTAAGTACTTAATTAAGATGTCCATCAATCCCCTGAATGATATTTCTAAAGTTTATTTGGAACAGGTTGCAACACAACAACTTGATGAAATTTCTGCCGATACTGCTCTTAGGGCATCAAAAGAAGCTGGAAAACAAGCAGGAATTCTTTCTGCATTAGGTGGCGGGGATCCCAAAGCAAAGGCAAAAGCGGCAAAGAAGCGTGCTCAATCCGAACGTCTTTATAAAAAACAAGCTAAAAAGAGAATCGTAAAAATAAATCCAATAGGTGAAGAGAAAGATGATTCATATCTAGAAACTGATATGAAAAAGCGTGCTAAAGATAATGAAAAAGCACGCGAAGATATGAAGAAAACTAAGGCATATCAATATATGGCAGCTGCTGCTAGAAAGAAGTTTGATGAAGCATTAGATGCCGTAGGAAAAGAGGATGCTGATGTTGATAATGATGGTAAGAAGAATACCAAGTCTGATAAGTATTTGATGAAGCGTAGAAATGCAATCGGTCAAGCAATTTCTACCCGCAAAGAAAATTTCTCAAACTGGAGAGAAGAACTCTTTGAGATTGTAGAAGTTGCCGATAAAGATAAAAATAATGAAAAAATTTCAGAAAAGACTGTAAAGAATAAAATTAAAATTAATCCAAATATTGGTGAAGCAGTAGAAAATCTTGGTGGAACTCTACTTGAAATGGTAGAAATTGATGAAGTTGATTATATTGTTGAGAGTGTTTATGATGAACTTCTTGATGAAGGATATGAAGAAGATGATATTGAAGAAGCAATTGAGTATGCTCTAACAGAAGCAACTGTTACCTATGGCCACGATACTCCTAGCGGACAAAAGAAAAGGGGTAATTTGGTCGCAGCAGTTGGGAGACTTGCTAGACAGAAACTTTCCAGCAAACTTCGTGGTGCCAAAAAAGCAGCAAAGCAGGCAGTAGCAACTGGAGCAAGAAAAGTTGCTAAAGGTGCATTAGGTGTTGCTCGCAAGATGGAGGGTGGAGATAAAACTCCAAGCACTGCACATACGAAATCTAGAACGGCATCAACTTACCGTGGAGCAGGTGCAGGGCAGAAAGAAAGAGTGAGTAGTGGTTCTTATACTCCACCATCTAAAAAGAAAGCAGAAAAACCATCTGATCCCTGGAAGGGAAGTGAAACAGTTCCCCAAAAACCAAAACCAAAACCAAAAGCGCAAACAACAAGACCTTCAGACCCTTGGAGGGGAAGTGAAACTGTTCCACCAAAAGCAAAAGCAAAACCAAAGGCAAAACCAAAAGCAAAGACTAAGACTTCCCGAGTAAGTGGTGGAACTTCTAAAGCACCTGCTAAGAAAAAGAAGTCAAGTAACTTAGATAATCTTCTTGCGTCTATTAGAAACGAAGAAATTCAAATTGACGAAAAGACTTTGACAAAAATGGAAATGAAAAAGCGTGAAGAACTTGTCAAGTCTATGAAGAAAAATACCTCTGATTTTGAAAAGAGATATCCTGGTCGTGGTAAAGATGTAATGTATGCAACTGCTACCAAAATGGCAAAGAGAATTGCAGAGCAAACTGCAACGGAATTGTTGCCAAGTGTTGAAACTGGAATCGATAAAAAAAAGGAAGTACTTGATAAGCAGAAATTTTCTAATATGAAAGTACTTCAACAAAAGCAACAAATGCTTCAGAGACAAAAACTTCAGATGCAGAAAAGTGGAAGACTTCCTTTAGAGGCAGACTAATTTCTAAATAGTTATAAATCCATCCATACGGAGGGCATTATGGGCGCACTAGTAGAGGTTTTAAAACCACTTATTTTTGCTGCTATGAATTCTTGTAGTACTAAACGTCTTGTAGTTGAATTGCTTGAGCGTTATGTGAGAACCACTGATAATGACATTGATGATTTGATCGCAGAAACTGTAAAAACTGCACTTCTTAAGAATTGTAAGTGATTACTTGTTTAGTTACAAATTGGGGAATAAGTGTTTTTCTTGGTTTAATGTTAGTCATGTCCGAATGGCTAGCTAAAACAAAAAAATTTAAGGAAAACGGAATACTTGATTTAGGCATACATTTTTTAAAAATTGTTTTAAATAATAGGGGAGACAAAAAGTAAAGGTCTCCCTTTTTTATAAATATTACTAGCAAATAAATTTTATCGGATAGCAGACATGGCACTCTGGGGAAACAATGATAATGTCGGTTCAGGTGGAACAGTAACACTTTCTCTTGTTGGAAGTAATTGGATTGTTACTGGATCTGGTACTACCTTCGGACAAGTTGGTGCAGCTAAAACCGGCGATGTAATTAGATTTGGTATTCGCGGTGGCGGTGGAACTTATTATGGTGATGCAGTAATTGTTGGTATTACCAGTGCTACCCAACTTAGAATTGATTCAGTATCTGGTCTCTCGACTACCTCAATTGCAGGAACCAGTTTTTATATTAGCGAACTTCCAAAATATACAGTTCTTGATAGCACTTATAGCAATTCCAATGACAGGGCTCCATCCCTTTCAACTTTGACAATTACTGGAACTGCGACTACTAATGCTGGAATAGGAACTAATATTATTCCTGTTGTTGCTCCTAGTGGATTGATCGTTGGAGATTTGGTTGTAAATGGTGGAAATAATCTTGCCATTTCCGCAATTAATTCATCTACTATTTCTCTTGCTTCTACAATTTCCGCAGGTATTGCTACTGGCAATATCTTAACATTTAAGAGATACGTTGATGGGTATGATAAGCAAGTTTATGGAATTTCTGCCAATAAGACAGAACTTACTCATCAAGGTTGGGTTGGCGTGACAACATATGTAGATTGCCAAGGCAACTATAGAGTAAAAACAGAAACTTTGGTTGCAATGTCTGGCATCACTACCGGCACTGACGGAATTCTTTATCCAACTTCCGTTTGATTGACTTATGTTTTTTAGTGAATTGAATGAGGATAATTTTCTTCTTTTTGCTATTAAAAATTATGAAAACCCTCATGCGGTGACAAAAGAAGACTTTGAAAAGGATTTAAATCATTTCAAATATATTAAAAGATTGTTGAAGAGATATAAAAGAGAAGGTGAACTCAAAACACACCTTCTCCTAAACCATTTTATCATTCTTTATAATATTTTTGGGGAAGCAACAACCCCAATGTTATTCTTTAAACTTGATAAAGAATTGTGGTCAGCATTAAAATCTTTCATTATTTTTTTGAATAGACTTCCGGAATATCCAAAATCTAGTATTCACAATATTCAAGTCGATCTTTATTGTTTAAAAGAACTTAATAAAATCTACAATGGAAAAGAGTAAGATTGATAGGATTATTGAGATTGTAAGAGAGAACATGGTTGTAGGTACTGGAGGATTTACTGGTTCCGCAGATCCTAAAGGTCCAACTGCTGGGTTTGATCCTCTTATGAATTTGGTAAGAAGAAAGAAATATATGTCTTTAGGAGCAGGGTCTCGCAAACGTTGGATGAAAAAATAAAACTCATCCTGACTTGACGCCAGGGAGTGCTGTGGTAGGATAGATGAACTTGCTGATGCTTTATTATGGACTTTGTTGATATTAAATATATTAATTTGATATCTTCGCGGTTTCAAAAATTTAAAAAAGTAAAATACAATCTTTATAATTTTCGCTGTCCTATTTGCGGAGACTCGCAAAAGAATAAAAATAAAGCAAGAGGATATTTGTATCAAGTAAAAAATAATACAAACTTCAAGTGCCATAACTGCGGACTTAATATATCCTTTAATAACTTTTTAAAACAAATAGATCCCGTTGTTTATAAGCAATATACTTTTGAAAAGTTTAAAGAGGGACACACTGGCAAAAACTTTACTGTGGATGAACCAGTATTCAAATTTGAGTCTCCAAAATTTAAAACAAAGTTGGATTTACCTAAAGCATCAACAAACGTTGCCGCAAAAAAATATTTAGAAAGTAGAAAATTAAACCCAGATAACTATTATTACACCGAAAAATTTAAAGAGTGGACTAATTCTCTTCGCCAAACATTCGACAGTACAGATAAAGATGAGCAAAGGATTATTATTCCATTGTTTTATCAAAATAATCTAGTCGGGTTTCAGGGAAGATCTATTGGTCCCAGCAAGGTAAAGTACATTACAATAATGCTTGATGATGATGCACCAAAAATTTATGGTCTCGATGAAGTTGAAAAAAGTAAAACTGTCTACATCACAGAAGGTCCATTCGACTCAACCTTCATTTGCAACTCAATTGCTCTTTGCGGAGCTGACGGTGATGTTAGTAAGTGGGGTATTAGCGATTGTGTTTGGATATACGATAACGAACCACGTAATGGAGAAATCTTATCAAGAATTTCCCGTGTTATCGAAACTGGACAAAAAGTTGTCATCTGGCCCTCATCAATAAAAGAAAAGGACATTAACGATATGATTTTGTCTGGACTTAATGTCCAGTCTGTGATAGAATCAAATACCTACTCTGGTTTAGAAGCAAAACTTAAATTCACTACTTGGAAGAAAATATGAGCAACGGCACAAAAGTCAAAAAGCGCGATGGTCGAATTGAATCCCTGGACCTCGATAAAATGCATTTAATGGTCGAGGAAGCATGTAGAGGTCTTTCTGGTGTATCTGCTAGTCAGGTCGAGATGACTTCTGGTATTCAATTTTATGATGGAATTACTACCGCAGAAATTCAAGAAATTCTAATTCGTTCTGCTTCTGATTTGATCGATTTAGACCATCCTAATTATCAATATGTTGCTGCACGTCTGCTTCTTTTTGCAATTCGTAAGCAACTTTATGGTGGGCATAAAGAACTTCCTAATCTAGAACAGCATATTTACAACTGCGTAAATCAAGAAGTTTATGATAATGATATTTTTAACAAATATTCAAAGGAAGAAATTAATAAAGCCGATTCTTTTGTTGACCACGATAGAGACTTTCTTTTTACCTATGCAGGTCTACGTCAAGTAGTTGATAAGTACCTTGTTCAAGATAGGAGTTCTGGAGGAGTATATGAAACTCCACAGTTCATGTATATGATGATTGCTCTGACTATTTTTGCGGAGTATCCAAAAGAAACCAGAATGTCATATGTTAAGAGGTATTATGACGCAATCTCCAAGCACAAAATCAACATCCCCACACCAATCATGGCAGGAGTGCGGACGCCACTGCGACAATTTGCTAGTTGTGTTCTTGTTGATGTTGATGACACCCTCGATTCTATCTTTAGCAGTGATATGGCTATTGGTCGATACGTTGCACAACGGGCGGGTATCGGCATCAACGCAGGTCGAATCCGTGGCATCAACAGTAAAATCAGAGGTGGAGAAGTTCAACACACTGGTGTTGTACCGTTTCTCAAAAAGTTTGAAGCGACTGTCAGATGTTGCACGCAAAATGGCATACGAGGTGGATCCGCGACAGTCCACTTCCCAATCTGGCACCAAGAAATAGAAGATATTTTAG